CCACTATGTCCAGCGGGCGGATGGGCTCTGGAGTCGGGGATGGCGTGACGGTCGGCTCGGGAGTGGGCGTCGGGCTCGGCATCGGGGGCGCGTTACCACAGAGGGCCAGCGAAGCGCAGGAGATCAGGGAGGGAAGCAGGAGACGCATTCACCGCACCTCAAGATCAAAAGTCGGCCTGCCGCCGCAGCGATCGATGAACCGTGCGAACCCGACCCCTGAATCCAGCACCGCGGGATCACCACGAAGCTCACCGTATGAGTTGGCCACCAGAATGCACCCCTCCGAGTCTCCCTCGGTGTTGCCCTTGTGAAACAAGATCCGCGAATGGCCCTGGACGTGGACCTCGTACGTGTCGTAGTCTCCGCGGTAGTAGCGCGTCCGAGTGCATGGCCAGACGCCGGGAGGAATCTTGACCGTCTCGACCGAGTCAACGGTGTAGGTGCGCTCCAGCGTCACGGCGATTGGCACGCCCTGGTAGAGCAGCGCCCCGAATGCCCCGCTGGGGATCTGCGCCACGCGCACTAGCGAGAACAGGTGCAATTGGCCCCCATGCCCGGATCCGTCAGGCATCCGCGAGTTTACCATGGAATGCAAATCGAGCCGCTCAAATCTTCCGGCGCTGAAGGTAACTCTCCGGGGGCCGTCGTGCTTTCCTCGCGTGGCAACGGCTTTCCGATGATCCGACCCGTCTCAGATCACGATAGAGATAGACGAAGTCGTTGGGGCGCAGGACGTAGAGCCTCATCGTCCGCGCTCCCGCTCAATCTTGGCGAGCCGCCGCTGCTCCTTCGCCGCGCGCTTCCACCTCGCGGACCAGCGCCGGGCTTGGTCCCGCTCATCTTCGAGCCACCCCGACGCGCCATGCAGGCCCTTGCCTGCGAAGTGTAGAACTACGGGCTGTGACTGCGGAAGACGGAGATCAGCCACGAGCGTGTCCATGCACCACAGGCACAGAACGCCAGAGCCATCTGAGCGCCTCGTGATGCGCTCCCAGAGATCGTCAGAGATCATGCAGTTCAGTCCATCGGCGCGACCGCATCGCTTGCAGCGCATCTGTTGGGGCTCATCGAACGGACCGCGGGACAGACTATCGCGCCCCTCCCAGCGCCCGGCCTCGCGCTCCGACTCCGCCAGGGCGCGGATCGCCTCTAATACACACTCGATGCAGCCTCGATGCTGGTATCCGTGGGCTGGGCATGTGGCCTCGCCGCAGTCCGCGATCTCTTCCGCCCGGTCCTTCGCGCTCACTGCCGCACCTCGATTCCCGCGGCCGTCGCCGCGACCACCCACTCGCCTACCGCGTCACCTGGCGTTGCTGCCTCGCCGTAGCCGCCGCCCACCTGCGATGCGACCCAGCCCTGTCCTTCCTCGGGACGCGTCAGGTCCAAGCCGTTCTGCTCGATCGTCCGCAGCACCCATTCTCCGTCGGCCGGATAGTTGGGGATATCGCGCCACCCCAGCGCCCTGGCAACCCTGACGCGCAGCGGCTCCGGCTCAGACACGGTGGGCCTCCTCGATCAGATAGGACGCAAGCGCGCTTGCTCCCTTGGACGTCAGGCGCCAGGCCGGGGGGCGGTCGCTTTCGAGGAAGACGCGATCAACCAGTCCGCTCCGTTCCATCGCGAGTAGTACTCGATACGTCGGCAGCAACATGTCTCGTGGACGCTTGAGGGGCCACACGGCCCTCGCGATCGCGGTCCAGTAGGTGCCGGCGTAGAGTCCGAGCGCGCGAGCGACCTTCGACTGAACTGGCGTGAGAGATTCAGCCACGTCCCACCTCCTCCTGCGCCCGCTCCAGGTGCAGCGCGCGCTCTGCGTCCTTCACCATGGCGTCTACGCCCGTCACGCGCCCGGAGAAGTACATCCTCCAGGCGACGGCCACGCAATCCTCTGCCTCGCGCAGCCCGTCCCGCCGCCGCCGCACCTCGGCCAGCACCCGCTCGATCCGCTCCCGTAGGTCGCCCGTCTTCGCCTGCGCCATTCCCTCACCCCTCCACGCGCCGAAACGTCAGCGCCCACACCCACGGGTTGCTCGCCCACGGGGCACGCTTGCTGTTGATCACGTCCCACAGGGACCTGTACGACTCGCGAACGTCTCGCGTGGTAGAGCAGTCGGTTCCGTAGATCTTCCACTGCTCTGATCCACCAGAGAGATCCTCGACGCCTTCCGCCTCCGCGTCGTCCTCGCTGATCTCCTGGAGCCGCTGCACGCGCACCTCGGTCACCTCCAGCGTGATCCGACTGGCCCAGCGGGGGAGGAAGATCGAGGGGCGCGTCTTGCACGCGACTCCTTCCGGCCACTGCTCGTCCGGACCTGCGTCATCCGGGAAGGTGTACCTCTGACCGCTGCGCAGTTCGATGAGGCAACCGCGCAGGGGGTCTTGGTCGGCTGCGTAGTGGATTCCGACAATCGGCTTCCCGGGGAAGCGCGTTGGCCGGAACGTCTCGCGCACCCAAAGGCGGTCACCCGGGACGCCGTAGGGGCAGCGCGCTACAACGGGTCCTTGGCGGTCGTCGCGCGTCCACCAGCACCACAGGACCGACATTCCTCGGGGGTTCGTCTCGGTCTGGCGCTCCGAGCAGTAGCTGTCGAGATATGGCTCCGCATGCTTCTGCGGCCAACGGTCGGCCGTCTGCTGCACGAAAGGCTCGATCTGAGGCCGTACGATCCGCCGCGTCTGCGTCTTCGCGCCCGACAGGATCGCCGAGATCATCGGCCCGCTGAACAGGATCGGTCGCTCGCGCATCTCACCCCTCCACGCCTGCTGCCCGCAGGAGCATCCGCCCGTGATACGCCAGATCGCGCCGCGCCCGCGCGAGTTGCTGCGACGCCTCGCTGGCGCCGAGTAGCGCCTGCGCCTTGGCGAACGCCTCGGGGTCCCCGGGATCGACGCCGGCCTCGCGCATGCGCCGCTCGATTGCGCCGAACGCTGACGCCCGGTCCTCTGCCTCGCGGGTCCGCCTCCTCATGTCGTCCACTTCCTGGCGAATCCGGCGGCTCGCGACGTGTCCTAGGATGCGCTCTCCGCGTTGCTCCAGAAGCAGCGCGCGCCAGTACGCGACCTCTCCTTCTCCGTTCGCCTCGCGCATCCCCCCGACGATGCGAGCCCGGCTCATCAGCGCGTAGGACATCAGGACGGCGAGGGCCATATGGTCCGGTTCGCGCCTCACGGCCTTGCGCTTGGTCACCAGTCGGCGGCCAGTTCCGGTCGCCCAGAGCAAGCCGACGCCCTGCGGCAATTCCTCGGGCGCAATCAGCTTGAACGGGCAGACGAAGTAGAACTCATGGCAGACCGGCAGGTAGTACGTCCACTTGCGGTCGTTCAGGAAGTCCGAGCGCGAGACCTTGACCTCGTATCCGATCGTCGTCCACGGGCTCCATGTCTTGAGGAGTACCCACGCGTCCAGGCGTCGGCAAGCGGCGTGGGCGGAGCTCATATTGCACTCGGCGATGAACACCGCGTCTGAGTGCCGGGTTTGTAGCAGCCCGACTAGGTCGTCGGCCGTCATCACCCCTCCTCACCCACAGCCCGCCCTCCAGCAGTCGCCAGCGCCGGCTCTTCCCACGGCTCGCAGCCCACCAGCACCGGGGCCTCACCGCCTTTCGCCCGCCACTCGTCCCGCAGCCTGCGCAGGATCCGGGCCGCGTGCTGGTGCAACTCGTCGTCGGCCGAGCGATGCCGGCCGCACGCGATTACGTCAGTCATGGCCAGGTACAGGTCTTCGGTCGTCATCTCGGAATCTCCGGCAGGCTTGCCTGCGTGACCGGCTGCTCTGTGGGCGCCACGGCCTCCACGAAGCGCGTCAGCTCGCGCTCGAAGCTCAGGTCTATGCGGCGCGTCGCTCCCTCGCGATGCTTGAGCATCAGGAGCCTCGTCGGCAGGAATGTGGAATCCTGCGGAACGCCGGGCTCCGGATGAAGCGCGAGCACGATATCTGCCTCGTTCTCGATGTCTCCCGACTTCGCCAGGTCGGCGAGAGTTGGCTCCTGCCCCTCGGCCTGGCGGTTGAACTGGCACGCACAGATCACGGCCACCTCTAGATCCAAGGCAAGGCTCTTTAGCGCTCGCACCGATCTGCCAACACCGATCCGCTCTTCTAGTTGCGCATCGTACGACACGCGCTGAAGGTGGTCCACGATCACAAACCGGAGAGAGCTGGATCTCTTCTGCCGGCGACAGCTTGCCGCGATTTCGGACACGGTCGGCGACGATCGGCGGTCGAACGTGATGGGTAGCGACTCAATATCGGACCATGAGCGCGTCAACCGATCCCACGCCGAAGCGTTCCTCAGTTGGTAGCGACTAACACCAGCGTGCGACAGTAGCATCCGCTCGGCTGTGGCCGCAGGGCTCATTTCAAGCGGAAAGACCCGGCCCGCGTACCCCGCAGTGGCCGCGATCTTAGAGAACTGCGAACAAAGGGACGACTTCCCGCAACGAGTACGGGCCGCGACTATGATCACCTGCCCAGGCTGCCACCCCGATGTCAGATCGTCCAGTGTCGCAAGCCCGCTCGGAATCCCCGTCACGCCGCCGCGGGCCGACGCGTAGCGGTTGAGCCGCTCTTCCGCCAGCTTCAGGGCCTCGGCCATCGTCACGTCAGCCGATCCCCCGCGCACGTCCAGCAGTCTCATCATGGCCGACTGGTGGGAGTCGAGCGTAGAAGCAATCTGCCGCGACTCGTCCCAGGCCTCGACCATCAGCCGCTCGCCCTGGTGGATGGCCTCCCGGCGCCTTGCGTGGTCGACCAGGATCCCGCACCAGTCGCGCAGGTTCGTGATCCGCGGCAGCCCGTCCATCAGCGCTGAGATGAACTTCGCCCCGCCGATCCTCTCCAGCGTCCGCTCCGACCGCAGGCGCGCCAGTAGCGTCACCATGTCCACTAACTCCCCGGCATCCTGGCAGGCACAGTAGGCGTCCCACAGCGTGCGGTGCGCACCCAAGTGGAAATCCTCGCGCCTCAGCAACTCCCGCGCCGTATCGAGCGCCGAGGGCGTCACCAGGATTGACCCCAGCACCGTCCTCTCGGCCTCGGCGTTGTGCGGGAGTTGGCGGTCACTTGACACGCTTGGTCTTCTCCCGGGCGTACAGCACGCGCTCGCTTCGCTCCCGCAGGTCCAGGTCCATCGTTCCCTCCATGTACCTCTGCGACTTCATCGCCACACACGCACCCTCGCTTCCGGATGCTCAGTGCAGGCCGCGATGAGCGACTCAAGCCATGGCACGAAGTCGTCGTAGGTGCCCCAGCCATTCTCTGCATTGAGTGTCCTGTAGTGCTCAGGATCACTTCGGAGACGCTCGATGCCGAGGAGAAGTGGCGCAATCAACTCACGGGCACGCTCAATCCCGTTCTCGTCTGGGCGCCAAAGCGCTTTGTAAAATCCGGCACGCTCGGCCATTTTGTTCAGGTTGTGCGTGATGTTCGCGTGGTAGAGCGTCTTCGTTTCCTCATCGTCGGATTCAAATGTGACCGGCTCCCTACCCGGAAATCGCTGGTCCCATTCCTCTCGTGAGATTTCACGGGTAGACCCACCATCCCGGATGAAGATCCGCGGCCCGGACTTGCTCCGTGCGGGCTCGTCGCTTTCGAGGTAGATGTCGAGACTCATGTTCTATCCCTCCGTGCTGCACAGAATATCGGCCCGCTCTTCCGATTTGCAAGCCAAAAATTTCGACATCATGTGATTGCCACCCCCATGGCCCGGAGCTTGTCCAGCACCCCGAACTGCTGGGCTATCTCCACCAGCCTGGGACTCAACGTGGTCCGGTCACAGCGCAGGTAGGCTTGCTCCAGCCAGTCGTACCCGCCGACCGTCCCGTAGCGCTGAGTCGTCCTCGGATGCTTCCCGTCCCTCAGCAGCACCTCCGGGCTGGGGTCTTTCTCTGGCTGCTGGGCCTTCACCAAGACCGGCAGAGCGACGATCTGCCACGGGTGTATGCCAGAGCCTAGCCTCGCCTTCAACTTCGGTCTGAGGGTCTGTACGGCCGCCACACGCCTATCGTAGACGGCGTTGTAGCAGCGCATGTAGTCCGAGAGGGTGTCGGGCTTGGGTTCCTCGGATTCGGGTTCGGCCTTCTTTCCGTTGCCGTCTTCCGTTGCCGTTGCCTCTGCCGTTGCCATAGCCGTTGCCGTTGCCTTATATGTATGATTCATAGAATCATTCTTGGAATCATTCCTAGAATCATTCGATGATGTAAATACGACATCGGAATAGCACTCCAGGAACCCGACCGATTTTACCTCGGATGTATTGGTCACCCCAGCGTCGGCATGCTCGGGCCAGTCGTGAACCCTGAGCCTGTGACACGGGCATTCGTCCAGCCATCCGGTATCGACTAGCGCCCGGATGAGCACGGAGGGGTCGCCCCTCCACTCGATTGAATCGGAGATGGCTCTATCCGAAAAGCGGCCCACGTCTCCACGGCGGGCGTAGGCCTGGCAGAAGTGCCAGAGTGACTCCAGGATGCCGATGGCTCCCCATCTCGGGAAGTCGAGAGCGGCGGCTAGGCTTGTGGTCTTCGGGTGGTTCGGAGTCCCGCGCTTCACCCTCGCCCGCCTTTCGCGCTGTCACAGGGCAGCCTATCGAGTTGCCCATGGTGATAGCGCCCGTCTTCGAAATACCACCACCAGAGGGGCTTTTCCTCGATCATCTGGCGATTAACACCACAGCGCGAGCATCGCTGAGAAATTCCAGTTATCTTTATCCACCGATGCGCTGGGGCTCTCCGCTCCTTAGGCTTCGCCATCGTCCTCCCCCTCCTCCGGCACGTCGCGCTCGGCCCCATCCTCTGAAAACTCCTGGCAGCGCTCCTCCCTTTCGACCACTTCAACCTCCTCGCACGATCCAACCACGTACACGGCAGAGAGCCCCCCGGGCCAGCGCCTGGCGATTCGCATGGTGTAGCACTGGCCCGTGCTCGGGATCACTCGGTGGCCGAGGGGGCAGAGCATGACTATCGACCAAACAGAACGGACTGTCGGTCCTCTCCGTCAAGGTTTCTCGTGGCTTGTTTGAAGTAGGTATCTTTCAACTCGACACCGATGAACCTGCGCCCTTGGGCCAAAGAGACGACGCCCTCTGATCCAACTCCGGCGAATGGAGACAAGACGGTCTCGTCGGGATTAGACCACAGCACCAGGGCGCGCTTGATCAGGTCCAATTGAAGGGGGCAGAGATGCTTCTCGTCGTTCTCGCTCTTTGCCGCGGATACGTTGAGCGTGTTGCTCTGCTCTATGTCCATCCACACGGGAGACGCCCACTGCTGCCACAATTCGACTGGAAACTCTTCCGGCTTGTGCTCGATCGGGACCGAATTCTCTCCAGGTGCGCGAAACACCAACAAGTAGTCGGGCATGCCCGTGCGGCTCATGGAACTGTCCTTCTTGAGTTGCTTGTAGAGCAGTCCGAGGGCCTTCGTGCGCGTCATCTCCACCACCGGGCACTTCCACACCGTGACGCGCGAATGTAGCACGAAGCCCGCGTCCTCGTGCGCCTTGATGATCTGACCGGAGAAGTCCCTAATCCCTATCAACCCATCCTTCCACTTCCGATAGGGAAGGTCGGAGCAATGCACGGCTGTGAGTCGCCCGGGCTTCGTAAGACGCGCGATCTCTGCGACAGCGAACCGGTAGTGCTCAAAGAATTCCCCATCACATGAGCTATTGCCCATGTCGCGCTCGCTCTCTGAGTAAACGAACAGATCACCAAAGGGCGGTGAGTAGATGGAGAAATCCACACTCGCGGCCGGGAGTTGGGCTAAGACCTCGACGCAGTCGCCGCGGTAAAGAGCAAACCGATCACCGTGAGATTCTTCTAGACACACAACCATCGTGGGAGCCTCCCCTCGCACTTCGGTTCATACGCCATCATTCCGCGCTGTTCGCGTCTGACGTTCCTCCGCATCGCGGCTACCATCTCGGCCTTCATCGAGGCATGATCTTCGCCCTTTCTGTCGAGAACCCGCCCAATCGCATCTTCTCCATCAGCAACGATTAGGTGGACCTGCACATCTCTCGACTGCCCAAACCGCCAGCACCGACGCACTGCCTGGTACCACGACTCGTAAGAAAACGTTCGCCCCACAAACGCCATTCTCGCGCAGTGCTGGAAGTTGAGCCCGTGCCCGGCGATGCTCGGCTTCGTGACGAGCACTCGTGCGGAGCGGTCGACAAAGGCGTACAGGCGCGCCTCTTTCTCCTCCACAGAATCAGAACCGCGCACCTCGACGGCTGCTCTGCCAAGCCTTCTCATGATCTCGTCGGCTTCGTAGTTCGTGTCGCACCACACGAGCCACGGCTCGTCGTCTCCGAGTACCATGTCCGCCAACGCTCCCGCGCGCGCCGCCGCGGTTGCCCGTTTCACGTCGTGCATTTCGGTCGCGCTTACAGTCACGGCTCCGAATAGGCCGTAACCCAAGGGCTCTTCCGTCCTGCACCGATGGCGTACGATATCAAGCCTCGGGAGCTGGTAGGTTGTCTCTGTGTCTCCGAGATCTTCGGGACGCTCTGCCATGCGGCACCACTATGACATCCAATCCCAAAACGATTGACGGGCGTGGCCCTTGAGCCTCCACGACTGTGATGCCTCGGATGTATCGTTGACGAACCAGCGCGAGAGCATCTCGGTCGACGAGAGTTGCCCGAGAAACTCGGAGTGTTGGCCCAATTCCATGTGGTCGTTTGGTTCCGGGGTTGCGGTTGCGGCCATTCTCCAGCGATGGCCAGAGAATGTCGAGATCAGGGCACGACACGTCTTCCCCGTGAAGCTCTTCAGGATGCTGCTCTCGTCTAGGGCGACGGCTCCGAATGAGTCCGTATCGAGCTTGTCGATTCGGTCGTAGTTGCAGATGTTCACGCCGTCGGCCGCTTCTGATCCCTCTCGGATCACTCGTGCATCGTATCCCCACCGTCTGGCCTCACGCTCAATCTGGCGCGCTACGGCCAGTGGCGTCAGGATAAGTGCTCGTCCGTTCGATGCGGCTGCTGTGTGTTTGCACCACTCCAGTTCACACGCGGTCTTTCCCATGCCGGTGTCGGTGAATAGTCCAAACGACCCAAGGGCGAGACCGAATTCGACACAGGCCCTTTGATGCTTGAAAAGATGGCTCGCGAGGTCCGGAAGCTCCGTCAACCCCCGCTCACGCGCGCCGATGTTCTTGGTTTTTAGGAAATCTGAATAGCTCACGCTACCGGCCCTCCCTTGGCGTGCGCGGAGAGCTTGTCCCAGGCCTTGCCCTCGCGTTCGTTCAGCGCGTGCGCTTCCGAGAGCGCCGCAAGGAAGCCCATCGGGTCTGTCTTGTCGCGCGAGACGGCCCGCTCTCGGAGCGAGCACTGATTCTCTCGGCTCATGCACGCATCAAGCCAAAGCGAGAATTCGGCCGGTCGGTAGTGTGCCCACATGTGGTGATTCCTACACAACGTGATCCCGTTCGTGAAGTCGAGTCTCGTGCTCGGATAGGGTCCCTTCTCGAACAGGTGATGAGCGTGCAGCGGGCCGCCGCAAAATGGAGTCTTTTCCTCGCTCATGAATTCGGTCACGAGCACACCGTGACGTTGCACGGAGCACCCACCGTCCCGCTCACGGATCAGCCGGCCCCACACCTCCAGTGCGAGCTTGGCCGCCCGTCGCCGCAAGACTCGGCTGTTCTGCCGTGGGCGCTTCCCGCGCTGGATCGGCCTACGGGCCTTCGGCTGGTGCACCGGCTTCGGTATCGTCACCATCCCCTCAGTTCCCATCGGTAGAGCAACCCGAGCATCACATGTGAGATGACAAGGCAGGCGAATCCTCCCAGTAGCAGCTCTGTACGGACGATGCCCTTGCTGGAATCAGCCAGCCCGAAGCAAAGACCGGCCCCAAACGCTGCCAGGTACAGAGACAACGCCAACCACCTCACGCTTCTCCCTCGTGCGGCTCCGGGATGTGAAGCCCTTCCTCTGCCGCGTAGTGTGCTTTGATCTTCTCGACCCACTCCGAAAACTCGGCCGTAGTCATCTGGCTCGATGTCGGATGAACCGGGCCGAGAGAGGTTGTGAAGCGCGTCGGACCGAAGATCCCAAGTAGCTGGTAGTGGACGGGGTCCTTGGGCAGAGGCTTCGCTAGCCCCAGCCTCTTTGCCTCGTGCTCGCAGATTCTTTCGAGGCAGACTCCCCACCAATACCTGTTCTGCTCTGACGTGCGCTTGTGGCCGGGCGCCTCGACCGTCACGCTTACCAGGCCATCCGGGTAGGCCTTGACCTTCTCGACAAAGTTGCCCTTGGGGAGGATCAACTCACCCCCGCGGATCTCGGCCCAGATCACGATGGGGCGCGGAGTGGGCACTAGTCCTCCTCGGCCATCGGGAGCGGCTTCAGTTTCGCGACGCCGGCAGCCGTCTGCCCCCACTTGGCCGGGTTCCTGGCAATCCTCGCCACGGCCTTTCGATGGAGCGCGTCGGCAGCCGCCTGGTGCTTGGCCCTGAGCTTCCGCGTTCGTTCGACTCGCTCCGCATTCTCCTCCGCGCTGATCTGCCCGGGATCGGCGCCAAAGCACATGGAGCAGCCTGTGCCTCGCTGATAGGTGGCCCCTGCTATCTTACGGCCGCATGAGTAGCAGACGCTTCCGCCGTCGTCCTCCATTCTAGCGCTCCTTGGCCTTTTTGAAGGCTGCCCGTACGAGCTTGAGTAGGTGCTTGCGCTGTGCGGCCCTGGCGGCGTCCCAGGCGGCGGCCCCGGCGGCGGCCCAGGCGGCCTCCACGGCGGCGGACCCGGCGGCGGCCCAGGCGGCCCAGGCGGCGGCCCCGGCGGCGTCCCCGGCGGCCTCCACGGCGGCGGACCCGGCGGCGGCCCAGGCGGCCCTGGCGGCGGCCCCGGCGGCGGCCCCGGCGGCGGCCCTGGCGGCGTCCCTGGCGGCGTCCCTGGCGGCGGACCGAAGCGATTCGTCACCGGTATTGAGGTACTGCTTGACCACGTCCGGGGAGTCCCACAGGTGGACGGCTTGGAGTGCGCACCAGCGGGCGTAGTCCCAGAGGAGCGGCTCGGCATCGATCCTGGCGATGATGCGACGGCGCCGCGCGACGATCTTGTCCTCTTCCTCAATCACCTCGCCGTCGAGTTCGACCAGACAGAGGGTTGAGCCTGGGGCGTACTTGAGGGCGTCGGCTGGGCGACGTGACGCGTGGAGGCCCTGCTGACACATCACGAGCGGCCCCTCGTGCTCCAGCCACACGCCATCCGCGGGGATGGGACGCCCGTCGCGCAGCGTCTTCCCGACAAAGTGATAGGCCCGGATCGGACGTGACTTCTTACTCATGATCGGCTCCCGGTGCGTCCGGATCGTCCAGCGCCCCGCCGAACGGATCGGCCGACGCTGCGACCTTCTCCAGGGAGTCGAGCGCGGCCCACGCCTTGTTGATCTCCTCGGGCGTCCACTTGCCCTTGCTGGGCTTCAGGCTCGTGCGGCCTGAGGCCTTCTCCAGCAGGGCCTCGGCCTCTGGTTCGCCCTTCGTGGCCGCGATCTGGCGCAAGCGCTCCGATAGCTCCTTCAGCGTGTGATGATCGGCGTCGGGATGCGTCTCTGTGGAGTCATCCGACCGAGTGACGCCGGGCTGGGACTCGGCCCCGGGCAAGTCCTCCACGTCCTGTGTGAACAGGTCCGAGCTGGCCGTGGCCCTCTTCGTCCCGTCAACGTGGGCGCGCTTCACGCTCATCTTCAGGATGTTGTTCTCCAGGTCGTGGGGGTCGGGATTCTCAACGTCTCCCACTTGTTGACCCTCGATAGCCGCGTCACCGTCCTTGAACTTGGCGCCGCAACCGCCCTTGGCCCGGTAGCACAGCCAGCCGCCGCCATACTCGTCCTTGCCCTTGATGATGTGTCCGATGGCCCCGCATGCCGGGCACGCGCGCTCCCCGCGGCGGTATCGGTGCTTCTTCTCCCAGGAGTTGGCCGAGCCCTCGCCTACGCCGACGACCGGGCCGTCCAAGCTCCCGAGATGCAACTCGCAACGTGTCACCACGCGCACGGCCGGTGACGTGACGTTATCACCGTACGTAATGGTCGGGATGAAGTCGGGCCTGATCTGGAACACCTCGCAGAGCACCTCGGCCCCCGGCTGAAGCAGCGTAGGCTTTGGTGTCCCCGGAATGGTTCCGTAGTGCGTGCCTTCCTCCATCAGCTCGCGCTTGATCCGGGCGATTCTCTCGCGGCCCTTCTTCAGGCCGGCGAGCCGGGCCTCGAACTCGGCCTCGGGCATCACGGCCAAGGCCAAGACTCCCGCCTGTTGGCTGGGAACGGACGGCATGGCCTCTGCGACAACGGCCAGTGTGTCTCCCACGTTCTCCCCCTCTTCGTCGGTCATGACGCCAGCGACAGAGTGTCGTTGCGCGCCGCTTCTTTCTGCGCCGCCTGCTGCCAGGCGCGCTCGCGCTCGGTGCTCTTGTGGAGTTCGGCCTCGGCTCGCACGAGCGCATCCAGCAGGGCCTCGCGCTGCTCTTTAAACCGAGCGCTATCACGCAGCGCGGACTTGACGTCTTCTGATTGGTTGTCGCATCTGCTGTTCAGGATCAGGACCTCCAGACGCTTGTCTTCCAGCTCCTTTCGGAGTGAGTCTCGTTCTCTGCGAGCGTCATCGCGCTGAAGAGCCAGCCTGTGGATCTCATCCTTCGCGTCTGCCTGACCGTTTTCGTACGCCGTCCTAAGCATGCTGTCAATCTCGGCCTCCAACTGCTTCTTCGTCTTCGTCATCTCCCCCTCGCTCCCTCAGTCGCCGTTCTGCGCCAGGTTCTTCGCGGACACGTCGACCGCATCGCAGGCCCAGCGCAGCACTCGGCGTCGGTCGGCGAAGTCCAGGGGTCCGACGGACGCTACCACGATCTCCAGCGCCGACCCCAATTCGTTCGCCCTGATGGCCCAGTTCTTCCGTCTCTCCTCGTCCAGCTCATCGGCGCGCTTCTTCTTGTCCATCTTCCACTCACCCCCTCGAAAAGCCCGGCCGGGCTTGCCACGGATCCCGGCCGGGTGCATCACACCTCAGACCGTTTGTCTGTTGCCTAGACCCTCACTCGTTGCTCGCCAGGGCCAACCCCGGGCGAGTCTGCCACGCGGGCAGGATGCAGTGCGCCAGTAGATGACTGGTGGGCGCCGCAACAGCCAAACCAAACAATGGTCGCCCTTGCGCGCGTCTCTTAGCGTTCGCATCCATTCCTTCGCCGCACTGCATGCTGCCCACCTACACCAAACATACGCCTGGGAACCCGTTTGTCAAGGTCAAATCGCCCGGCGGCAGTTTCCACGCCACCGCCGGGCACGGCTCCCATGCGACTCGTCCCGACTGAGCGTCTGATCCGCGCCGGCCAATTCCAGCGCGTCGAGCGTCTCCGCTCGGAGGAGCGCACCGGTGTCCGAGCCCTGAGCTAGCACGACGCTGGGGTCCTCTCGGATGGTGCGCTCGTCGGAGCGGAGGCTCATCGGCTCCCTCGAAGTAGGTAGAACGCCAGCAGCGAGCCCTTGGGCATCGGCTCCGACGTGTACCGGCACTGCACCGCCGCGTAGACGAGACACCAGATGCCCAACAGCGCCGAGAGCAGCGCCCAGCCGTATGGCGACCAGATGGCGGGGGTCATTTCGGTCCCGCGGAGGACTGGCTCGCGATCCACGCTTCCGCGAGATCGAGATAGGCCGCATACTCCCGCTGCGCCTCCGCGTCGTAGCCCTCGCGCTCAGCGATCAGGACCCCGCGCTCGCGCCACTCCGCAACTGTCAGGGCGTGGCAGCCGATCGCTACCGTCCCTGCCGCCGTCACCCTCACCGGGTGCCTCGACCCGCAGACATGCAGCCTGTAGGCGCCCGCGAGGTAGGCGCCCGCGAGGTTGGCGCCCGCGAGGTTGGCGCCCGCGAGGTTGGCGCCCGCGAGGTAGGCGCCCGCGAGGTAGGCGCCCGCGAGGTAGGCGCCCGCGAGGTTGGCGCCCGCGAGGTTGGCGCCCGCGAGGTTGGCGCCCGCGAGGTTGGCGCCCGCGAGGTAGGCGTCCGCGAGGTAGGCGTCCGCGAGGTCGGCGCGCGCCTCTACCGCGTCGGCTACCGAGTCCCACTCACCGATGATCGTCCCGTCACGTCTCTTGATTTGCATTTCAGTCCCCCTCTTGATCCGTCGCCCACGCCACCGACCACGCGCCGCACCAGGCGACCGCTACGACGACGAGAATTCCGGCAACGAGGATCAGAAACCCGGTCATCGCTTGCCCCTTTCCAGAGCCGACGCGCGACGGTCGAAAGAGCGGGCCACGTCGCCAAGCTCGTTGGAGCGCGCGTAGCATCTGTCAACCATTCCAGAGTTTGGTCTGGTCAAAAGACGTTCATCCCATCCGATGCGGCGCCACTCCAAAGACTTTCTCCGGCAGGTTCGCGCCGCGGCCCGAAGTCCACGCACGTAGCCTCTACGCTCGGTAGTAGTCATCTCCGGCCCTCCCAAGAGATCTTCCACTCTGTTGACCCGATGAAGATCAGCAGAACCACCCACCAAGACACGCGCCCACTAGACGCAAGCCAGCAGGCGATAGGAACCCAGATCAACAGTCGCAAGTCGATGGTTCCCTTGCTCATCTCCGTCCCTCCCACATTGCGGCCTCGGCTTCGGCCGCGACATCCCGCTTGACCGCCTCGCGCTGCAACCGGGCGAGCCCGGCCCTGCTTAGCGGTTTGGGCCTGCGCTCCAGCCCCGCATCGTACTTGTCAGCGAATCTCTGCCCACACCAGCAGACCCACCCGCTCCCGTCTCCATACGCCAGGCAGCAGCGGCGAGGGACGTGCATCAGGCGGCACCACGCTCGGCGAACAAATCCACCCTTCATAGACCCTCCTGGGCGAGCGGGGCCGGGGCATGGAGTCTCCCCGGCCCCTCGCAGTAGGTGGGCTCGGTGGCCTGTTGTGGGCCGGTCGTCTCGGTGGCGGGATTAGTTGGCGGGTAAGAGTGCATTTCCGTGCCCTGCACAGAATCTAGGCGCCGAAAGGCCCGCTGTCAAGCGCTTTCCTATGGACCACACGCGGGAAGTTTTACCGATGTGAAGATGGGGCCGGGAGATGGCCTCCCCCGGCCCTGCGGCTCTCCCGCCCGGGTAGCGGGCACCGCATCCCGATATTAAGCATACATCATATTGTCAACTGGTATCGGGAAAGATTCCCAACCAGAGACCAAAGAAAAAGCTTGACAAGCGCTTGGCCATGCCTTATCTTATTACTGTAAGACGGCAGCGAGGACGGGCCGCCGCGGGGGTGAGAAGATGGCGAAACTGAAGGCGCACGGTGAAGAGTTGGCCCGCGTGGCCAGAGACAATCCGGCCCCGAGTGACACGGTGCAGCGCAGCAGACATACCGTGGCGCTGTTCTCGGACGGGTGGGTTCTCGAAAAAACCGATGTGGTCTTCAATGACGGTCGCAAACACTCCTACGGGTGGACCCGCCGAGCGAAGTCTCCCCTCACGCGCGAGCAGTTCATCGGCTGGGCCGCGACGAGGGGCTACGTTGAGGCCGAGCGCCTGACGCGCTTCTGATGGAGGAAACAATGGACTCAGTATCCTTCGAACTCAAGACCCACTGCATGCTCTGCGGGAAGCTAATTGGCACCGTCCAGACATCCTGGCTGCGTGAGGACTACGAGCGCCACCTGGCCGCTCACGGGGGCGAGATCCCGCGCAGCCACGCGACGTGCCTCCGCTGCCAGCTCCACTGCCCGCGTGTCGGGTGCGAGAACGTTGGGTCGGGCCTCCAGGTCATGAGCGCCGGGCGCGTTCTGACGATCGAATGCTCGCGCTGCGGGCTCATGTTCCATGTGCTGGACCCGGACAGGGACAAGGTGGCCAAGTGATGGACACCAAGGATCTGGTAGACTCTCCCGAGGCCGTTGCTGACGCTCTGGCGCGGCAGATCATGCGGGAGATGGGCGGCAGGGGTGGACGAGCGGGGCGCGGGGAGCGCAAACGGCGATCCGCCGAGCACTACCGCGCAGCCGCTAAAAAGCGCTGGGGCCGAAAGGCCGAGGCAGAACAAGAGGAGCAGTGAAAATGGAACCGAATGGCAATCTCAAGGGCTGGTCGTCGTGGTACTCGTGGTGGAACGCGGTCAACCGCAAGGTGGCTGCGCTGGCGTTGGTCCCATTCCTGTTGCTGTTGGCCGGCAACCCGGCCCAGGCCGCACCGATGGCGCGCGTCATCACAATTCAGGAAGCCGACATCGAGGCGAACAGCGTGGGCTATCCCGCGTTCGGCGCTATCGACGCGCTCCCCGCGACGGCGATTTCGCTCTTCGTCACGGCGCCCGGGTGGGTCGTCTACGGACTCGAAGTCAAGCCGATCTTCCTGGCCACCGGGGGCGGTCGCTGGACGATCGAGGTTATCAACTGGAACGACTTCCCCGTCCACATCCCGGCGAATGTGCTGCTGCTCTATGCGGCACCGATGCAGGGTCTGACCGCGCTTCCGAGGGCCTCGGGCGGGTTCATCGAATCCGAGAGTGCCGCCATGAAGTCCGCTGTCAAGATCGCCAAGCCGAAGGCCGGCGACGTGGACAAGGCCACCGCTGCGCTCAAGGCCGACATCGCTGCCCTGCGCTCACGACCGACCGACGCTGAGTGACCCAGCCCCTAGCCCGCGGGGGGAACCCCGTGGGTCTGGGCCTAGGTCACTCAAATCCAAGTTGGGAGCGGATCCTCGGAGATCACCACTGATCCGGCATCGCGCCAGTTGGGCAGATCACGCGCATAGCTGACGCCCTCTCCGATGTGCCCATAGATCACGTCGGATTCCGACGTGAACGGGACGACAACCACCGGCCAGCGGCCATACTCCGATCGACGCAGCACATCCTGGTGGAACTGCGTCCATCCCGACGCGTCACCGAAGGTCCACGAGAACTTGATCGAGCGCCGCGCATCGTCAGCGAGCTGGAACACGTGGGCCACCCCGCCGTCGACCGTTGTAGCCCTGGCCTGGCTAAGACTATCGGCCGTCTCGTACCCCCACAGGGGGCGCTGGCCAACAGTCTCGACCTGGGCCGCTACTACCTCCCCAAACCACGGGGCCTCGTGAGGGACTCCAGAGAGCAGCAGGTGGAGATAGCGGTAGTCCACTGGTGTCGTGGTGTAGGAGTAGAACGATCGTGCGGCCGGGGTCATCGTAGCCACCGTGGAGGCCGCTGTGGCAACCACGCCGTCTGTCGAGGCTAGCCACTTGGGCGCAATCGGCCCAAGGTCGTGGCCGAAGACGCCAAGGAAATTGGCGGATGGGTGGACGTAGATATCATCCGCGTATCCTACTGCGGTTGTGGCTCCGACCATGATTGGCTGAAACCGCAGCGTCACTGTTGCCCGGCGCGCGTCGGTTGTTTCGGGCGTTGTGAACGTAAGCGTGGTCGTAACGTACGAGGTGGAGGGGTTTACGACCGCGTAGGCGCTCGTGGTGCCCCAGGTGGCATCTGTCGAGAGATACCCGCCCGTCTCGACGCACTGCACCCTAAGCCTAGTGGTGGTGTTCCCAGATAGTGCGATCGTGAGATTGACGCGCTCCCCCGTCGGAAACGTGCGGTCCTGATATGCCCCGCAATAATCACTCGTGCTGGCCGTCGCGTAGGTCAGCACCAGCGAGTAGGTCCCGGCGTTTGGATTGGCGCTCGTCACCGCGACCAGGTTCGTGGCCGTCGAGCTGACGTTCGCCGTCCAGCCCGAGGTGTTTCCGGTCTCGAACCCGCCATTCGACATCATGTTCAGATCGCACGTGATGACGCTGTCTGATGTCGAGGAGGAGAATCGGAAGGGCTTGCTCGCCAGGCCGTCGTAGAGATTCGCCGCTGTGAAAAGGGAATCCTCGGACGTGTCTACCGTGACCGTCCCGCGGGCCAGTAGGTTCAGGTATTGCCCGGCCCCAATCAGCATCTCGGGCACCTCGGATTAGAGTTTATCATGCCGTACCCCACACAGAGATTTCTTCGCTGGACAGGCAGAGAGGGACGATTTCGAAATGTCTGAGATAGCCCTCTAGGCACGAGTAGCCCCGCACCGCGACGGGCGTCCCCTTCGCTGTACTCGTGGCATCGATGTAGGAGTTGCCAATCAGCACGTAACCCGTCGTCGCTTCGGTCATCGCAACGGCCGCCGTCCCGCTGCTGCCCACGCCATCTACGAATAGATGGATGGTCCCAGAGTCAAATCCCAGCTCGCCAGCCGTTCCGATCCACCGGGCTGCTACGGTGTGCGGCTCCGATGTCGTAATCGGCGCAAGCGACTTCGCCACCGTGGTTGAATAGCTAGTCCCGGCGGAAACAAGCTGGAAGACCCATTGCGATGTGTCAAACCCGTAGTAGACGTGCGCGTAGTTCAGGCTGCTGTGGTAGCAGAACGCGATTGTCGCGTAAGGACCACTGAAGTAGTTTACGTCCGTGCTATATGCTTCTGAGTGGTCGACAGCGCTATTCCACTCCGGAAGGAACGAACAGAGCAGCGTCCCGTGGTCGGCACTCCAGACCCTGGCAGATTCGTCGTTGGACACCATGATTTTGTCGCCAGACCTGCGCCCGAGCGCCGTTGTCGAGCCCACAAGGTTGGCGATCCGCGACGTGGAGAACCGGCGATTCTCATCCAGGCTCACGCAGTAGATTCTATTGATGCGATCGCGGACACCGCTTGTCCCCGGTCCGATGCCTAGCGTGTAGGGCCCCCCAATCTCTCCGGCTGCTGCACCGTTCGTGTTGACTACGAACGACTCCCTGGCAAGCGACGTTGACAGCGCAACTGTATTGGGATAGAGCCCCGAACTGGTCCACGCCAGAGTGCCGCCATTCCAGTATTTGGCGCTTGACGTGTTCTGTAGCCACCAGAAGAGATAGTCGGAATCGTCCTTGTGGTCGATCGAGAGCGTCATGTACCGACCTGGGGAATCGACCGTCGATCCGGCAGTCACGGCAACAATTCTAGAGAAGCTCTGTGAAATCGACGCGCTTGCGCTCGTGGTCGCAGACAACTTGCAGCAATTGGCCGTGATCGAGGAATCGAACACCGCGTCAGAGCCGCTCGTGATGGCTTCTAGCGTTGCTCCAGAACTGCCCGTAGTCCATCCGCTAGTCAGCGTGGAAGCGAAAACGTTGTTCAGCAGGTTGTGGTAGTTGCTCGTCTCGATCGAGAGCCCGCGGACGTTGATCCCTTCGACCGCGGGGCGCACCGCCGCAACGTTACCGTCGTCGCCCCGCTCCAGATATTTGATGCTGTCGCGCTCGAAGACGCGCAGAGCCCCGGTGCCAGACGATGCGCCAACCGCTAGTACCGCCATCCCGTCTCGGCGCTCGTTGAATTCGATCACGTCGTTGACGTTTGATTCTGCGTAGGTAGCTCGGTAGCGCCTGGTCTCCTCCCCCACAAACGCGAGCTCGAGCGCGTCAAGATCGAATTCAATTGCCTTGATGGTCAGGTCTCCCTGCGCCCATTGCTGCGCTCCTGCCCCGCTCGTCGTAGCGCACGGGAAGGTCGGGTGACTGACTCCGAGAGTGTCGAACAAGTCCAGGTCGAGAAGGTCTAGGCGCGGCGTCTCGATCGTCGGCGTGAGCACGGGCTGCTTGAACATCCACAGCCTGCGGGTTGCCACGTCTCGGGCCTGCTCGTGCGGATCTCCCCTGCTGGTCTGCCACTTCGACGCGAGATAGGCCATGATCGAGCGCGACTCGGCATCGGTCATCACGCGGTTGTAGAACAGCAGTTCTCCGATCTGCCCATCGAATCCGGTGGGAATCGTTGCCCTGTTGTAGCCCACCGTGAGGGTTGTTCCCCATGTCGCCGTGGCGGCCGTTGCGGCGGTCACTTCATCGTCGATGTCATCGACGCAAATCCCGATCACTGTTGAGTTGTGTCGTCCGCGGAAGGTGTACCACGTATCGAGCAACACGGGGGTGGAGACCTGATTCCATGCCGCAACGAAGTTTGCGAAGTAGAGCCGCAGATCCGTAGATGCGATGTTTCTGAAGAATACGCCGGCCCCGCCAGCGGTTGACCCTGCGCACCAGATAGACTCATTGTTGCAGACGTTGCCCGCGGTCCCGGCAATAGCCGTCGCCTTGAAGGCCCCAAAGGTATACTTGACCTCCGAGGTTAGAAGGTTCGTCACGACGCGAGTTGACGCCTGGATTTCCCTAGAGCCGTCGTAGTACGAAACGGGCTTCCCGTTCGGCCCCACGATTGCGGTGTAGACGTTGTTCGAGCTATCGAGGTTGAACTTGTTGTTGCTGACATCGGCCCAGACCTCGTCTCCAACCCTTGCTGGGAATGCGGCCTTGGAGTCTGCGCGGAACCATCCCATGAGACTCGTACTCTGCGCTCCGAGTTTGGAATCAAGGACTGCCATGCCTACCTCGCGAACGCTGGGCTTTGCATCGTAATGGAGTCTGTGAAGACCACGGGCACCAACGGATCGGCAACGATGACTTCCGACTGTGCTCCGGTGTCGGTGTTGCCGACCGTCGCAACAATTCTAGACGTGCTGTCTTTGGCCTTGTAGGTCCACTTGGGCTGCGTGCTGTAGCTCTCGGGATACCTCAACTGTGGGCTAGATACGTACGTTGAGCGCGAGTGTCGATCTACTGCGATGGCCAGATCACCATTGGGCTTCCAGTATACCTGGGCCTGGACCGAACCGCACCAGTCCTGAATGATCTCGTTCGCGCGAACGCGGCCAGAGGAGATCTTGAGAGCGCCCTGGTAGTTGACCCCCCCGGCCCTCCCGGCGAGATAGTTCTTGACCGACGAGAAGGACGTGGTATCGATCGGCGCGGCGGTATCGGCTAGCCACATCCCGTCGGTATCGTTGAAGACGAAGTTGACTAGGAAGTGCTTTAGTTGGTCTGTCGGGTCGCTGATGAACGCCCCCGTTCCATCGCCAACAGTCTCGTAGCCCGTAGCGTCGCACCGGACAGCGTTCGTCCCCTGGGTGCTGGTGAAGTCTATTCGCGTCCAGATCCGACCATTGACCGGGGTCCGCACGATCGAATAGGAGGACGTGGCCATCAGCGTCCCTCCGGACCACACGCGTGGGACATCCACCGCGTACCCGAAGCACACCACGTAGACGAATCCGGTCGTGTCGACGTAGGGGCAAGAGATGGCTCCGAGTCCGCTTCCGCCGCTCGAATCCCAGTTCCCGTAGAGGATCGGCGCGACCATCCCCACGGACCCCGCGTCCATGCGAGGCCAGTCCGACTGGTTGAGCAGCAACCGCGGGACCTCCTCGTTGAGTTGCAGGTCCCGCGGATTGAGAGTCAGCGTGTACTCACGCTCGCCCGAATTCTCCCAGGAGTAAAGACGCCCGGCGAACACCGTGAACCAATCCGTAGATGCCACATTTGGACTAGAGAGGATCACGCGACACGCAGAATTCTGGATTGGCTCACCGCGGCCCAAGCGCCGTGAGAACCACCCGTCGGCATCTACTATCGTCACTCCCATGTCGCTCGATTCAAGTCCACATCTCTGGTCCATCGCCGATCGACGGAACGAGCCAAAGGACTTGACTCTCGGCTCATAGTACCCGTTCACGCTGGACGAGATCCCGACAAGCGGACCCAACAGAACCGTCTCCGACGGGAAGTCGATCTCTAGCAGCGGGTAGACCTCGGGCCGGAAGCTTTGCAGCTCGGCGAGCATCGCAGCCGAGAGCAGGCCCATCAGCGTCTCCCGCTAGAGACGTAGTCGGTCACGCTCCTACCAACACCATTCCGGTTGCGCACAATGACGCGCTCGACGGCCGCCGCGATCTGATCGGCGCTCGCTCCAGGGTTCGACACGTTGACCGTCACCGCAACCTGGCCACTCTGCCCACCAACATATTCGCGCATCATATCGAATCCGGACTGAGTGTAGGGGACGACCATTTCCTTACCGTGGAGGTTGACGCTGGTTTCCCTGTCGAAGTCTAGGAACCCGGGCGTGCCAACCTCGTACCCGGGAGGCTTGCCCATGCCGGGCGGGGGAGTGTTGCCCGGCCCCGGCTGCGGCGATGTCTGCCCGCCACCTCCCGGACCGGCGCCTACACCGAGGCCCGCGGCGCCCGCACGGTTGAGTGCATCGATGTACTTGTTGACCGACTCGGGAAGCGTCGCGCCGAAAACCTTGGCCAGCTCGGCGAGGATCTGAGTCATCACGCCGAGCGTTTCGTTGACCACGTCCAGCGGATCCTTAAGGCCTTCGAGTGTTCCCGAGGAGTTGGCCAGGTCTAGGAGCTTCTGCGTGTCAGCATCGATGGCGAACCCGAACTGGCCGGCGAGCTTCTGAATCTGGAGGAGAGCCGGGCCGAGCATCGTCAGGGCCTGCTGCTCACTGAATCCCTTTGCAATTAGATCACCGAAGAGGCTGTTCAAATACCCCATCGACGCTTGGAATTCTGTGAAGGTTAGATTGCCCGTGGAGCGCAGGCCGGCAATGACATCCCCGAGGCTCGTAGCCGCGTTGACAAGCTCTTGATTCTCGTTGACTAGATTCCTGAAGTTGGCGAAGTCGCCGAAGATGCCCCCTAGTTCGAGCCCCTTTCCCGGCCCCATCGCAGTTTCGCTATCCTTTATGGCCTTCATGGCAGCATCGAAACTAGGACCGAGCTGCTCCATGATCTCTACTAGGTTCTTGCCCTCCTTCTGCATCTGGCCTATCGCCGCAGCCCCGATAATCCCCAAGTAGTCAAGTTGCTTCTGGGCCATCTCAAGATCGGCCTTGGACCGTGTTTGCAGTTCCTTCTGTTTGGCCAATTCCTCTTGCCGCGCGCGTTCGTTCCGCTTGTAGAGCTTGTCGTACTTCTCGGTAGCCTCGTCAATTGAGAGCTTTTCCTTCTTCGCCAGCTCCTCAATCGCCTTGGCCCTCTGCTCGCTCGTTTGCTTTGTTCTGGTTCCCAGACCCTTCAGCGCATCAGAGGACGACTGCATGGCCGCGATGGACTTGGAGACCTTGCTAGTGATGTATTCGAACTGCCTGGCCAGGCCGCTCAATTCCTTCTTGTTGATCTCCTCCAAAACGGAATTGATCTTCCCAAGTCCCTCCTCAAGCTTTGGAAGCGAGTCCTTGAGAGTGTCGGCCCGGATCTCCTCGATGGATGGTCCGCCACCAAATAGCCCACCAACCACCTTGCCCAGACCCTTCCCCAGGAACCCGCCTAGCAGCGTACCGACCCCTGGGGCAAGCTTTCCCAGCACCCCGCCTAGCGTCTTGCCTAGCGTCTTCGACAACCCGTCTCCGACCTTACTACCGATTGTGCTGCCGATCGTCGCACCGATGGCCCCACCTACATTGCCCCCGCCCTGGATCGCGCCCATGATCACGCTCGGAAGGTCGGCCCAGGTCTGGCTCCAGGTCTTCACCCCGGCAGCCATCTTGCGTAGGGCTTCCTCGGCGTACTTGGCTTGATCCTTCCAGCCCTTCTTCCAGATGTCGCCCGAGAACTTGACTCCGGCCTTCTGAGCCTCCTTGATGGTAGCCATGGCCTTTTCGAAGCTCTCGGCCGCAGCCGTCCCTACGGACGTGGTCTCCTGTGTGATCTCGCCCTTACCGCCCGAGATCGCTTCGTCTAGCATGCCGGCCGCGCCACCGATGCGAGCGCTGAATGCCTCGCTCCCCTTGGCGTTCATCCACGCGTTGCGGGCCGCGAGATCGGACTTTAGCTCGATGTCATCCCACGCCTTGGCCGCAGCGTTCAGGGCGTCCAACTCATCGTTGATCGCCTCTAGCTGGCGCTTCATCGCAGATTCCGTCTTCCTCTGAGACTCCTCGATCTGCCTTCGCTCGGATGCGTTCATCACGCCACTCATCACCGGAGCGGCGTTGCCCATCATCGGGCTAAAGTCACCCATCCCTCCGATGCCATAGGTCAGGAGTCCATTAGGCGACGGACTCTCGGGGGCCTTCCCGCCCGTGCTACGCCCAACCGGCTTGCCGTTTACGAAGATTCCAGTCCTCCCGGCGCCGGCCATTTCCGGCAAAGGAGCACGCCCGGTTGTGAGCTTGTCCATCACGCCATAGAAGCGCGCGGCGTCGCCGAGCATCTCAACCAGTTCGCGGACGATGGGCATGATGTCCCGGATGGCGCTCCCAACGTCGGACCATACATCCGCCAGTAGATCCTTGTTGTCCTGCGCCCATTTCGACACGTGCCCCAGGGTGAGAACCACCTCTTCTAGGGCCTGCTGCATCTCGGGGCTTTCACCGATCCCGCTAACGATCTGCATCCATGCGCGGTCCCAAGCCATTCCGATCTCGTCCAGCTTGTCCCTGAGCCGACCGGCGCCCTTCACTGCCGATTCGTCTATCACGTACCCAAGATCGCGAGCACGGTCTCGGGCCTGGGCGAGGCCTTCGATCATGGGCAGGAGTTGCGTACCCGAGCGACCGAAGATCGCGATAGCCGCGGCAGCGCGGTCCGACGCGTTGGACATGGCCGAAATGGTATCGGCCACCTTCTGGAAAGCGTCCTCGGGTTTCATCGTCTTCAGCACTTGAGCCGACAGTCCGATTTTCGAGAACGCCGCGCTACCCTTCGAAAGCGCGTTTTGCATCCTGGCGATGGTGCCGGTGACTGATTCGAGGCTTGTCCCGCTCAGCTTGGCCGCGTACTCCAACTCTTGCAGAGCAGACGTAGAGACGCCCGTCTTCTGCGACAGTTCCGAAATCCTGTCGCTGTAGTCGAGTAGCTGTTTCGTCGCGATGGCTAGCCTGCCAGTGATCGCACCCACGGCGGTCGCGGCCACACCGATCCCGGCGGCAGCAACCATCCCCGCCGGCCCGAGTTTCCCGACCACTCCCTCTAGCACGCCCATCGCCTGTGAGGCCCCGGGGATCTTGCTGACGATCGCCTGGGTGAACCCCTCGATGGCGCTCCCGGTAGCCCGCGCCTGACCAGAGAAATCCTCTAGAGCCTTAGAGGCCTTCTTCGCAGCATCGATAAGAGGCTGAGGGTCGCCCTCGAAGGTTACGCGTTCGACGTCATCTGCCACGCTTACCTCCTAGCCTCTTGCCCAACTCCTTCGGACTCATCGCCCGGGCCTCGATCTTCGGTCGTTCTGCTGCGTACCCTGGCGGCGGGAACGTGTCCAGAAACTTCTTGAGCGTGTCCGTCTTTTTGCGCCAGTCGTCGGTCCCGGGCTTGGAGAATGAGGGGATGCACATGCAGATGCGCAGGATGCCCCACGCGAACAACTCGCACTCCCTGTTCCAGCGCTCCTGGTCGCCCCTGGCAAGTTCCCACACCTCCACTGGCTGTAGCTGACGGCTTACTAGTGGCGTGATGCCGAGACGTCGAAGAGCTACCCGTTCTAGCTCGGCTAGTCTTTTCCCTCCGGCTCCTCGGCCTTCTCGTCGTCCTCTTCGTGCGAGGAGAAGCCCAGGACGCCAGACGCCATAACAGCGTTGATGGCAGCTCCGTAGATGCTGTACGGGTTCCCTCCTGACGCGTACGCCTTGTCAATCCACTGTGCGACCTTCTCCTTGGTGACACGCGGATAGTGCCGTAGCCCGTAGAACACCAGGGCGGTCTGGACCTTGAGCATTCCAGAACTCTTGATCTTGCCCTCTTCGTCCGTGGGCGCGACCTTCGTCCGGATCAGCTCCAACATGTCGCCGTTGAACTGCTCTTCGAATTCCTCGCGCTCCGCACGCGTGTAGCGCAACTCGCGCTCTTCACCGCCTAGATTGACTTTGTACACCTTGGCCACGTGTAAGCCCCTCCTGAGGCTTTAGCTGGTAGTCGTAGAGATGGAGAACGAGGAATACGGCAGGAACCGCGCCGTGATCTGCGCGACTTCGCCATGCTCATCGTCCATCACGTTTAGGTCACCGTCCAGGATGCTGGTCATCGTATAGACGGGATTGCTCGTCCCGAGATTGAGTCCAGCGCTGTACCGCACAACCACATCGAACCCGCTCGAACTGGCAACGATGCCGATGAGGTTCGTCAACGCCTGACTAATTCCCGTACTGGTATGGTTCGCGTAGAACGTTGCTTCCATCGATGGAGTAGAGAGGCCCGCCCTCGCAACGGTATGCGCGTTCCCCATGATCCGCAGTTCGCGCGTCTCCTGCCCGTCGTTGATGGTGATCTTGTTGAGACAATCGGTGTAGGAGCCCGAGTTGATTGTAATCGCCGCGTCGTATGAAGTTCTTACGGACATATGAGTGCCTCCTCCCTACGTGGTGGACGTATAGACGTTGAAGTAGCTGTAGGGAAGAAACCGCGCCGTAATCTGCGCAACCTCCCCACTCTCGTCGTCCATCACATTCAGATCGCCATCGAGAATGCCGTCCATCGCATACTCCTGGTTGTCTGTACTTCTGATCGCGTTCTGATAGCGAACCAAGATCGGATATCCTGTCGATGTAATCGAGATGAGACCTCGCAATGTCGGCTCAACCGTTCCATTCGTATGGTTCGCGTAAAACGTCAGCTCGATGCTCGGAGTGCTGAGCCCAGCTCTAAAAACGGGATACGCGTTCCCCATGATCCGCAGTTCGCGCGTCTCCTCACCGTAATTGACGGTGGCCTTGTTCGTGTGCGCTGTCAGATCAACGTTGTTGATGCTGACGGTAGCATTGTATGAAGTGACGATAGGCATTAGATCCTCCCTCGGAGTCTGTCAACCCTCGGCCTCGCGGACTCCTCGCGTTCGGCCGGCGGCTCGTCGGGAGCGCGAGCCGGTACAACACGGACTTCCTCCAGTTTCGTGATCGAGCCGATGCGCATCAGGAAGCCCTCCTGACCGGCATCCATGTCCCGCTCGAACACACCAGACCCCGGGAGGATCTCGACGCCATCCGAGAATCGCAACGGAGACCCACCGACCATCAGGTACCTAGCCATTAGCCACGCTCCTTAAGCGCCTCGAAATTGCACGTCCACCGATGCCGCCCGTTACCGTCCTGTCCCATCCAATAGGGGCTGCTGATCGCCCGGACCTGTAGGTATCTCGTGGAGCCAGTCGAGCCGATCCCGGTGGAGTGTAGCCAGTCGAGATTCTTGTAGATCTCTTCCATTAACTCGCGACCCGTGCTGAAGCTATTCTGAGTGCGACGGACAAGCACCTGGAATCGCGGCTGCTCCGCGATCGGAGGCGCCAGATCCGAGGACATGGCGCGCAGGGGTGCGCTCGCGGCATACTCCATGATGGCGACGGCCGCATCCGGCGCGCTCTCGGGCAACGGAACGACGTAGAGATTCCCTCCCGCAGTAGTCCGCACGGTGAGCCCGAGCGAAGATTGCGCCGCGAGGTATGTCCCGACATCTTCGGCCAGCATTAGCCCTTCCTCGCAATCTTGCGGATGGCTTCCATGCAAAGCTCCTTGACGTGCGGCCACACAAGCAACAGCGACCGCTCTAGGAACTTTGCCTCTCCAACGTCGTGGCGCGCCGTCAGATCCTCATGGACATACCTATCGTAGTCGACATAGGCGGGCGCCTTCTTACCCGTCTTGGGGCTCACGCCGGGCGACACGGGACCGCCGCTACCGATTGAACCTCCGGCCTCTACGCCAACCGCGATTCTCCCACGGATAAGCTTGGTCGGGACCGCCCGGATGGTGCTCCGCAGTGCCCCGGTGTCGACGGGAACTCTCTGCCTCGCGATCGTCGCCACTTCCTCAGCAGCCATATTCAGAACGTCCCTTACGGCGCGGGAGACCTCCGGGCTTGCCAAGCGCTTCATCTTCTGGAGAACCTGTTGCTCGCCTTTTACGGTCCAGCGAATCCTCATGCTCTCTAATCCTCGCGCCCTGCTTCCGCAACTCTGCGAGAAGCTCTTCCTCGTCGTCTCTGTCGTCCCGCACCTCAAAACCTCAAGACGCAATGGCTCATCTCGTTCTCGACATCGTCCGGGTAGTGCTCGCTGGCCAGTATCTGCGGCTGGCTAGAAGCTCCCGAGAAGATCGCCCCGGCCGGTAGCGTGACTCTCGACCTGGGGTCAATCCGCACATCAGTCGCAACGTAGCAAGCAGTCTGGCTCACGATCTCGTTCCCCTCGGCCGTCTGTACTACCTTCGGCTTGTGAACGATGCGCGCTCGGTACGTAGTCCCGGCCGAGAACACCATCGCCCCATGTGAGTCATCCCCGGCATACCCCTCCACTACGATGGCGTAACGACACATGTCGTAGAGTGGATGGGGAATCGACATTTCACTTACCCTTGAAGGCCTCCACCGCCGCCCAGATCACGGCCGCAGCCGCGGGGATAGCCCCAGCCACAGCGCCCCATAGGCCAGCCTTGACCTTGAGCGACGCTACGTCCTCTCGCGCGCCCTGGACGTTCGTCTCTAGCCTCGTCATCCGCCCTTCGAATGCCGACATCCTGTCATCTATCCCACTGAGCCGATCACAAATGAGCTGCGCTACGTCGTCCATTAGTCGTCCTCCTCATCCGCAATAGACTCCGTGGCCGTTGGGTTATCCAACATCCCGCGTCGGAATGCTGGGGTCACACGGTCGGTGTCCTCATCCACTGTTTCCACGCGCGAGATGCTGATCCCGCCCGCTACCGGTATCCCGTAGACGGCAGAGCTGCGGCGCATCGCCTTTGCCTGCTCGCCGAACGCCTTTGACATCTGCGAATACGACTTGCTTAGATCACCAACGCTGGAGTCGCACTTGCGCGCAAATTTCTTGGCCAAGCCCTCAAGCAATAGGGCCGCGGCCCCGCGCGTGCTGCCCTCCTGAGCGTACGCAAACGCCACCTCTTCATCCGTCACCAGTTGATCTGTGGTGTCGGTATCGCCGGCCAGGAATCGAACCTGATCCCGAGTCGTCGTGAAGTCTGGCGTATACGTCCAGGTCACGGAAGCCTCCCTAGAAACTCATCGCCCAGTAACGAACGCCTCCCGACACACCGCTAGAAGAGATGGCCGAGAAGTACGGGCCGAACTCGGTTATCCGCATCGTCGTTCCGGGATTGGGTGCGTAGTTCAGACTAGCAGACAGAATCACGGGATCGACGCTCGTTGAGAAGAGGCAGATCCCGGTCGCTGTCGTAGCCGCAGAACTGGTGAGGGACACGTAGCACGGCCCACCGGACGACAGAGCCACCATCAGGTGGGCCGGGCGGAATCCGAGGCTTACGCTTGCGACATCCGAGGACGCCGCAAGCACGCCGCTAATTGCGGTCATGATCGCCCCCTAGAGCAGCTCGGTGTAGTCAACCACGATATAGCCGCTAAGGCTGCCGTTCGCAGTCGTAGAGCACGTGTAGCTGACGTTCTTCGAGCTGGTCAGTTCGTTGAACACCGGCTCGACCTTGCCGCCATTCATAATGTTGGCTGTGGTGTTGGCCACCAGGACAGGAACAAGCAGCGCGCCCCAGTAGGTCGGAACGATGCCGCTCGATGTCCAGGCGATCGAACCACTGCGCAGGATGCCGGCGCCGCTCGATGTCGGGACGGCCGCCAAGAACCCGTCCGCGTCTCCAGATGTGGTTGCCAACAGCCCGATGTTGATCGTGCCGGCAGCGCTCGTGCCCTGCGTGATGTGAAGCATCACGTCGTGGATCTTGCAGCGCGCCGGAACGGCCCAGGCTGTATCCATCTCGCTAGAGCCGAGAGTGCTGGAGGGGCTGGCAATGGTGATCATCTTGATCTTGCGCTTGCCGCCCATGCCCGAGAGATCCTGCTCGTTGATCTCGGTAGCTGTCGCCGTGATCGCAGTGTTGGCGAGGTAGAACGTGCCAGTCGAGTTGACGCTAGCGAACGTGGCGCTAGAGTTTACGTCGAGGGTATTTGCGGTCACGGCCCCGAAGAGCCCCATCCCGCCAGTGATTCGATTCATATGGCCTCCTCACGAACGCAGCGCTTACGCGCCCGCCCACGATGGAAAATATCTAGACGTACTTTCGGCCCGTTGCCTGGCGCGAGGCTTCGGCCGGGTCGATGTTGGCCAACGTCTTGTCCAGGTACAGGGGCGACATCTGATTCTCTCGCTGCTGCACCGACTCCAAGATCTCCGCCTTGTCGTGCTCGTCAAGGCGCTCTGTTGGACGCGGCTCGCCCGTCGCCGGGTCCGGCGGATGCCAGGTGATCCCGTGGTTCTGAAGCATGGAAAGCTCAGAGAACTCCTTTCCGCAGAGCCTGCACGGGTACGTGGTGGCCTTGGGATTCGCGAGCGGAACGATATACCCAAGGCGGATCAGCTTCTCATCGTTACGCGCGCCAATTGGCTTGAAGACCTGACCACGATCGAGCGTCATGCCATCGGCATACGGGAACGTCCTGCGCGCTACGTGAGGACGGCTGCAATCAACGTTTACTGCCACTGACTTCTCCATGCCCAATCACGAGGGCGAATTGGGTGGGCGAGGCCAATCCCCGCCCACCCGGAAGACTACGCAACGGCGCCAGACAGGAACAGACCCGCGGCGGTCAAGCAGACCTTCTGGTCAAAGCTCGATGCGCCTTCGATCACATCCACGCGCCGATCGTCGTACCGGAACCTGCGGATCACGTTGACGCCGGGCATGCCAGCAGCACGCCAAGCGAAGGTATAACCCGCGGCCGCCTCAAGCAGAGACGGGGAAGCGGGAACGTAGAGCATGAGGGCGTTCTTTCCCCACACGCGCGTGTAGGAAACGAGCGTCTCGTTGTCCGTACCGGCGCCAGTGGTCCCGTAGGCCGTGGTGGCAACCTCCGGGGATGTGGTGTAGAGAGCGCGACCGATCAAGACCTTCTCGAACCCGGTCAACTGAGCGAACATCTGCTCGGTGACAAGGCCGCTGATGCTGCCCTTGTAGAGGGTGTCGATCACGTCCGGATGCCACTTGAGAACAATCCAGACCTGCTTACCCATCACGAACACGTTGGGCTCGATGCCCATGCCGTTGGCCTCGACCGTGTCCTTGTAGGTCTCGATGTCGATCAGGGGAGAACTGGTGGCGTAGGTCGACCACGCCGTGAAGTCCGAGCCGCCCGTCTTGTCGGAGCCCCATACCGACGTGGTGAACTTGTTGCTCGCGAACTGAAGCTCACGCGCCATGGCGATCTTGTCTGTGACGAACGCGGTGGCCTGGCGATCGAGGTCCCATCCGGCGTCGGCGTTGGCCCGAAGCTCGTCGGGGATCTCGAAACCGAACGCGTACTCCTTGCAGAAGTACGTATCCGAGGCATCGACAGCGAACCCGCCACGCGCAGAGAGCGCGCCCGGCGCCCGCATCTTGGCCGTGTTGCGGAACCAATGCGACCGCGGGAACTTGGGCACGATGTCCGACTGCTTCATGACAGGCACGATCGGGAAGATCTGGTCAACGATGTACTTGGTGTTCTTCGCCGCGATCGAGATATTGGTGAGCAGTGCGTCGACGTGAACGTCCTTGGGTGTAGGTAGTCCCATAGCTCACCTCCTAGACGACGTACAGACTTGTCAGGCCGGGCATCAGCAAGACATCGATGATCTCGCCCGACGTGGAGACGGCTGCGGTGAGCGCCTTGCCCACGACAACCTGCGCGGTCGTGCTGGCAGTGACAGCAGTCCCGGCAGTGGAACAGGTGACGAGCACGCCAGCGGTGACAGCCGCTTCCGTCGCCCACTTGGTCACGCCCAGCAATCGAACCTCGGCGGCCTGGCTGGCCGCAGGATCGTTCTGGAGCACGCCCAGCATGCGACTGGCGTTGTTGGTTGCGTTCACGCAAAGGGCCACGTAGCCGAGACCGTTCGTCGCTGTGCCCGTAGAGTAGACCGCGAAATATTGATACGCGGCCAAGCTGCCACTGGAGTGCGCAACGAAGGTCTCATCCCATCGGAACCCACTAGCTTCAATTGCCATGGATGATTCCTCCTTCTTATAAGTGCGGCCCGCTCAAATGAGTGGGCTTCCCGTCTACTTCACACGACGCTGTTCGGCGATGTGACGCTCGTACAGGGCCGGGTCGGCCTTGCACACACTCGCCTCGGCATCCACCAGGCTCTGCGTCGGATCCTTTTCTACGATCGCCTGGGCACGCTTGGTGATCTCGGCATAGGCCGAGCTGGAGGGCATCTCCGTACGGCTGGAGCCGACCTCGCCGAATAGCTGGGACTTCTTGACCTGCTCGGCCAAGGCCTTCAGCACGGTCTGCAACTCCTCGCGGTCTTCCTTGCTCACGCGCTTCAGGATCGGGCCGACCTTGAGGGGGTCGATCGGCTCGCCAATCTCGCGGGCCTTCTCGATCCACTCCTTTGTCTCGGCGTCCTCGCGCATCTTGGTCACCGCCTCTTCGGCGGCAACCAGGCGCTTGCGGATGTCCTCAGGGACAGCCTCAAGCTTCCGCTTCTCAATGGCCTCGGGGGTGTTCTCAATCGCGTCCAACCGCTTCTTCAGCTCGTCACGCTCGGCGGTCAGTGCGGTCAGATCCGCCTGGAGCTTCTCTACCTGTTCCATGTCGTTCTCCTTTCGCGGCTCTGCCGCCTTCTTGCATTCGACGCCGTCCTCTTCGTCCTCGTCTTCGACTACGACCTTGGCCTTGTCCTTCTTCTCACCGGGCATCGCGTCGGTGTGAACCTGGCCCGGGGTCGGCATGCCCTTTTCCATCTTGGTCTCTGCGCCGCAGCCCTTGCAGACGTAGCCGTCTCCGGCCTTGTTCATCTCCATGGGCTTCCCGCATTCCTTGCAGACTTGGCCGCGCTTGTAGAGCGTGACCTTGGCGCCAGCGTTGGCCCCGTCGTCCACCAGGCTAATCTCGTCCACCTCAAGGCCCCTGATGACAGTCGGCATGCTTAGCCCTCCACCTTCTCGCGGCGTCCCTTGCCGCCAATGCTGAACGCCTTGAGCTTGCCCTTTTTGACATCCTGCCAGACCTTGTCATCGTCTACGCGGAAGCCCACCCACCAACCCGTCGGCAACGCGTCCTTGGGAAGTCCCATCTTCTCCAGCTTCTCGGGCGTGATGACAACCGATTCCACGAGAGTGGCCGCATCCTTGCGCACGTGCATGTAGCCACCAGCACGGCTCTTGAGCACGTAGCTGTAGGCCGCGCGCTCTAGCTCGGCGGGCTCGATTATGTCGCCCTGTGAATCCACGAGGGGCTCCCCGGAGGCATCCACAGCGACAGATGCGAACCCGAATACGAGCCGCTGGTCTGTGCTGTCGTCTGTCTTGAGGATCGCTACTGTTAGCGCCATTTGCACCCGAAACGCAAAAAGGCCGAGCGCCCCGTTGGGGAACTCGGCCTCGCCTGTGTGGCGGTCGGCGTTCGCTACGTCATGCCTAGGTAGTTACTACACCTAGACCACACTGAATTTACGACTGACGGCCGGGCTTGTCAACGCGCCTTAACAACCGCGCGTGCGCGCTCCTCTCACTGCACAGACAGCCAAGCCTCGGCTCGCACGGTCTGCCCCGACTCCAGGCCCTGTATCCCCACCACGAGGATACGGCCGGCATCGAGGTACGTGTGTCTGCGTCGGAGGGGCTCGTCCGCGCACTCGTCTCCGGCCCAGCGGGACGGCGCGGCGGCGTCGCCGTAGTAGAGATCTTGCGCCAGAACGCAGCCATCCGCGGGCGGGTAAAGCGTGATCTCTGCGGATCGGCCAGCCATGATCGCCTGGGGTCTCACGATGAGCAGCGCACGAGAGGAACTATCCGCGCCGGGAGCGCATTGACACTCGAGAGTCACCAGCGCGAGTGCTACCACCAGTCCACGCGACATACCCCATTATGCACTAGTTGGTCGGCTCGCTGGGACTCGAACCCAGATCGGACGCGTTCTAAGCGCGTTGCGTCTGCCAATTGCGCCACGAGCCGACTTACTATCTTAACCCTCTAAGGCGCTCAATAAAATGCCGCTTCCAGTCTGCTACCGCATGCTCTAACTCATGGTCGAAGAGCTTGATCTTCTCCGCACGCGCGGCATTCCGCGGTAGCTTGATCGTCCCGCCCTCGCCCCCCGAGTCTATCCACCACTCAGCCTCGCTGTCCTCGGCCAGGCCCCCGGGCTTCACTTGATGCACCCGGATCAGGAACTCCCCCGGGAGCCGCAGGAATGACGGGATGCGCTTGGGCTTAGGCATCTCCGCCCTCGCTCATCGCTGCACCTCAAAAGGCTTCTGCTCCACAGGAGCCGTCGGGGCCTCGGCGGCGCGTACCTGCCACTGCGAGGTGGGACCGTAGCGGGGATGGAAGAAGATCAGCCATTGAATCGGGGCCGCGGGTCGCATGCGTCCGTCCCGTGCGAATTCTCCCCAGCCCGGGAGAGAGCCGTTGGACCAGCCGTAATCCAGAGCCAGGGCCGTGTGGAAGTGGCCGATGAACATTCCCGCGAGAGGCATCCCCTGCGCCGCGTACTGGTCATGCGTCAGCTTCATTCCACGCACGATGGTGGCCGCCGGCCCCACGAATCCTTGGCCGCCCTTGGTCCCGATGCGGTCGCCGTGCGTGGCCAGGTAGCGGCGCCCGTAGATCGCGAATAACGCGTCACCGCTGGCCGGCGTGTAGAACGTCATCCGCTTGTCGTCGCGGAAGATCGACTCCAGCCACCAGCTAGAGAGCGCATCGAAGGAGTCATGCGCCCCGCGCTTGGACTGTGGCTTGAGCGTTGTCCTCGCGTGGTTCCCGTTCACATTGATTACGTGGACACGCCCGAAGGCCTCGGCTAGTTGGCCTAGACCCCACGTCTCCGTTTCCACCAGCGAGCGCAGGGCCGGAATCGGCTGCTGTTCATTGCTCTCCCGTAGGTCCGCGTGGATCTCGCCCGAGACCATATCTCCGAGCCGAAGCGTAATGATGCCGGGGTATGTGTTCCGCGGAAGGTGGTTCTTGGCGATGTCGATCGTCTGAGCGATGACTCGTCGATAGCGTTTCTGTGCTACCGCGATGGTGTACTCATTGGCACCGCCCATGCGCTCGGAATCGATGCTCTCTCCCCAGTGGAAGTCGGAAAGCACCACGACGGGTAGGTGCTCGCTGTTGCTTGTGGGTCCGATCTTGAGCACCCATTTCGGGATGCTGATGGCCGGCCGAACGAGCCCGAATACCTTCTCGCGGATGGCCCGCGCGTCTCGCAGCTCCATCTCCGACTGGCGCAGCGAGGATGTCAACTGCTTGACGTGGTCCTGTAGGCGCTCTACTTCGATCGCGGAGACGATCCGCTGTAGCCTACTCATGGCCGCTCCTGGCGTGCTGCCCGAGAGCGGCTGCGCTGATCCTATGGCCTAGCCTACCCAATCCAATGGAAATGTCATTGTAGGATCGCCCAGACTTGTGCAGCGCTGCTATTTCGGCTCGTAGCGTGGCCGGAAGCGAACACGTCAGACACGCGATCCCTCCGCGTTTCTTCTGTGGCAGTGCAGCAGACAGACTCACTCGTCCCATTCTGCTCTCCCTAGCTAGACGTCGTTATCAGCACCTGGAATGCGGGCACGGCCTCATTGTGATGCTCGCCCACCTGGCAGTCCCACGAGCCCACCATGCCCTGTACGTAGTTCAGCCTCACGTTGATGTAGCCATTGACGTGGTTCTCGCGCAGGCCCTGGGCGGCTACCTGGATTCGCGCCCAGAGATTCGGCGGGAAGGGTTGCATCTAGTACCCTGGTGCTACCAACTTCAGCGCGCACCGACACGATGGATGCCGTGGCGGACCGTCTACGCCGCCCTCGAACAACTCCCCGACGCGCTTCCGTTCCCCGTCTAGCGCCGAGCACAGCGGGCACGTGCGCTCATCGAAGTCGGTGACCCACTCCAACTCGGCCTCGGGGCTCAGTTGCCCGCTCGCGATTAGCTGGCGCAGGTAGGCTAGTTGCCCCTGCGTCGCAGCCATCACGCTTTCGGTCTTGGCGATCCTCTCGGCTCTGAGCCGCAAGAGCCGCTCGGCGTAGCGCCTGGATAGGGCTTCGACGCGGGCGGGGTCCATGCCCTCGCGCAACAGCCGCTCACGGTAACGCTGCGCCGCGATCGCCCATCGCTCGTCTAGCCCGATGCCGCTATTCCTGATCCAGCGCGCGAGCTGCGACGTGCTCATGTTCTGCCGCATCCCGGTTTCCAGGATGGCACGCAGAGCCTCTCTGTTACTGGTTCCCCAATCTTGAATCATGGCTCCCGAGCGGCGCCTGATCCACTCCGTTACGTAGGGGTCTGTGACATCTAGTCTCCGGGCCGCGCCGAAGCGCCGGGAAGCCTTCTCGATCTTGAGCCAGTCACCGTAGGCGTCGGCCGACTGCTCCAGTAGATCTCGATAGAGCGCCGGTAGGACTCTCTTCAGATGAGCTACGCCCGGCTCGAACGAGATAGCGTCGAGACCGCGTCCGGTATCGATGGCTTCGGATAGAGCGCGAACATTGATCCCGGCCCGGACTTTCTCCGTCGCTTCGATGATGGCGCGTCTGAATGCTGGCCTCGCCTTGTCGGCTATCTCAAGTGTCCTATCGGGCATCGGCACCCCCCTTGACGCACTAGACTAGTTTGACCCATGGGTCAAGCGCCGTATCTATCCGACTCGGTCCAGTCCAGCAGGTCGTCCCATTCCATCATCTCACAGGCGCCCTTGGCATGCTTGAGCCGCTTGCCTATCATTCGCTCGCCGTCCCAAGGAGAGACGCCTCCGGGTATCCCGGTTCGCATGTAGGCCAGCGAGTCAACCGTCTCCCCGGCCTGGTAGTCTCGCCCCGCCACGGTGGAGCGCCGGGCCAGGATCCGCATCCCGGAATCGGGGCGCTGTTCGCTGACGGCCAACGCCGCTTCGGCCCTTCTGATGCCGTCTACCATGGCCCTGAAAATAGCAGGATCGGCCGAGAACGCGTTGTCCGGACCGGGCAGGCCCCTATCTATGGTGAAGTGCTTCTCGATGATCGTAGCGCCAGCAGCGACCGCAAGAGGGGCAATGTCGTAGCCGTCTGTGTGATCCGAGATTCCTACCACGGTCACAGCGTTCCGTAATCCGTCCATGCGCCCTATCTGTGCTCGGTTGGCTGGACAGGGGTACAACGAGACGCAATGCAATAGCGCAACATCCAATTCCGGCAAAATAACACGGTCTTCGAGTGTATCGACAGCACATGTGATCTCTTCCGGAGTCGCCATTCCAGAAGATAAAATGATCGACTTGCCGCGTCTGCCAAGCTCTCGCAGGAAGGGGATATGCACAATGTCATCCGAGCCCACTTTGTAGCAGGGAGCGCCCAGGGCATCTAGGACCGCCGCGCATCGAATATCGGTCGGCGTCCCGAAGAACGTCAGCCCGCACGAGTCGCACGCATCCCGGATCGATCGCAGCGCGTCGAAGCTCAGACGGTATCGAGCGAACAACTCCCGTTGGTTGTGCCCCTCGTACTCGGCCCACGGCGTAGCGAATTCTTCCTCATCGAACACCTGGACCTTGAACGCGTCGGCCCCGGCATCCTTCGCTGCGTAGACCATACGCACGGCCAGCTCGGGATCTCCCCCGTGATTCAGGCCCGACTCGGCTACGATCCAAACGGGATGGCCCGGACCAACCTCTCGCGTTCCGATCCTCATGTGCAGATGCCCCCGAACATGTGTAGTGCCCATTGGGGCACCATGAATGGTTCACGACGACGCTCGCAGTAGTTGTGATCATACTCACGAAAGCAACCACACTGCTCGCACCACTCTGTTACGATTTCTCCGCCAGTAGGACCATCCGTTGAGCTTCGCCGAATCTCTCCGTTACAGGCGTGGCGATGTTCCTGCGGACTAATCGTCATAGGCTCCTCAGCACCGAGCACGCGCGCTCGATATCGTCATCCGTCAGCAACGGGTGGGTCGGCAGGCTCAGAGATGTCAGCGAGACCGCTTGCGCGTCTGGCCACTTGTCCGCCGGCCAGCGCAGCACGTTGTGTAGCAGCTCGCGCGTCTGAATTGGAACGATGGTATCGATACCGGCAGCAGAGAATCGCGCGCCATCCATCAGTGGACTGGGGGTGTTCAGCACCGCCCTATACCCATTCTCCCCGCATACCAGGGGAGCACCCGTGGCCTGGTACGCATCGCACGCAGCGCGGCGGCGGCGCACGAACTCGGGCAGCCTGGAGAACTGCGAAGTGATCATGGCCGCCGTCATGTCTGACATCTGGAGATTGAAGGCCTGCGGTAGGAGAGAGTCCGAGTAGTCCCTCAGCCGGCGCGCTTCGGCGATCCTGTCCGCCCGGCCAAGCAGCATGCCTCCGCCGCCGCCCGTGATCATCTTGCTCGGGCCGAAGGAGAACACGGACAGCGTCCCGCGCGTACCAACCGGGCGCCCGTTCTCGTATCTGCTCCCAAGGGCCTGGGCGCAATCCTCGATCACATAGGCATCATGCGGCACTGATTCCCAAACAATACCGTATGTGTGCGGAATGATTGCCGCATGAACCTGCCCGTGCTTCGGTACCGGGAGGAACGTCTCTCGATCGCAGTCCCAAAGCTCTACTCGCCCGTGGACCATGCGCACAGCGTTCAGCAGCGATACGCACGCGTAGGTCGGAATCGCCACGACCTCATACTCGCAGTGCAGCAGTGTGAGCGCCAGATAGAGCGCCGCGGATCCGCTGGACACGGCGCAGGCCTCGAACCCGGGGCCATGGTAGGCCGCGAATTCCTCCTCCAGGGCCGCTACCTCCCGGCCCTGGCCAACCCAACCGGACAACATGACGCGGTCTACCTCGGCCCTGTCGGCGTCCGTGATCCATGGCGCATTGTGCTGGATGGGGCCTCTCACATCTCGCCTTCGTGCGTAAGGTAATAGCCCTTCTTGACTCGCGTCGGCCACGCCCCATAGATTAGGCTATACGGCGGATAAATGCCAGGGTCTACGCGCGTGTGCCCGGCCACGACGCAGTGATGTCCGATCGTCCCGCCCCCGAGAATCAGGC